GACAGGCGTGTCATCAGCATGGAGCTTACCGTCAGTCAGCACATAGTCCTGAAGCGCTTCTTCCAGCGGTGACAGTAGCCGGCAGCATGCATCCACCCAGCCCGACAGCAGTGAACGACTCAGCTCCACGCCCTGGCGGCCGTACATTTCAGACTGGCGGTACAGCGGGGTGTGCTCTGCATACTTTGAGATCAGCACGCGGGCCAGCAGCCCCGGTCCTGCGATACCCCGCTCGATGGGCCGTGAAGGCGCGGGGGCCTGCACGATGGCATCGCACTGAGTACAGGCATGCTTTTCACGTACAGTCCGGATAACCCGGAAGGCGCTGCGCATCAGCTCCAGCTGTTCGGCGGCATCCTCACCCAGATAGCTCAGCGAGCCTCCACATTCCGGGCAGCATGACGCTGCCGGCAGCAGCCGTTTTTCATCGCGGGGGAGTGATTCGGGGAACGGTTTGCGGGTGCGGGTTTGACGCAGCGGGCGCTGCACGGCCGGGTCGTCAACCCGACCGGTAAGGGTATCACTTTCTTTCTGAAGTGCCTTCAGGTCAGCTTCCATCTGTGCGATACGACGGGAGACTTTTTCCGAGCGGCTGCCGAAGTTCATCCGGCGCAGCTTATCCAGCTGTGCCTGCAGATGGTCTATTTCGCGTTCACGCTCGTTCAGCTTTTCCTGCAGGGCACGGTTCAGCGCCTCCTGTTCGGCAAGGAGACGTTTCAGTGCATTGATATCGTCAGGAAGTGAGCTGCTCATACCGGGTATATTACCAGGCTCATTCAGCGTCGACCAGGATAAAGAGGCTTACAACATAGTCAGGGACGTAAGCAGTCTTTTAGGCTGCCGCCAGTCGATACCTTCCAGCAGCATCGCCAGCTGTGCCGGTGTGAGGAACACTTTGCCATCCCGGGCTGACGGCCAGGCGAAGCGGCCGCGCTCCAGCCGTTTGGTCAGCAGACACAGTCCATCGCCGGTAGACCAGAGGAGCTTTACCTGACTGCCATTACGCCCACGGAAGATAAAAACGTGACCTGACATCGGATCGTCTTTCAGCGTCGTCTGCACCTTTGCCGCCAGGCCGTTGAAGCCGTTTCTCATATCGGTGATGCCAGCGACCAGCCAGATCTTTGTCCCTGATGGTAATGGGATCAACGTTTGAGCTCCCGTATCAGCAGGTTCAGGATATTTTCGCTGATGGCACCATTCAGACGGAGTGATCCGTGCCGGAACGTCACTTCACAGCTGATATTGAGTGATTCAGGTGTCGCAGCAGCTACAGGTTGTGACCGGGGGGAGGTTGTAGGGACAACATCTTCGGCATCAAGTGTTATCGGGAGCAGCTCAGGCACGTTGTTTTCTGTTGTTGAAGGAGGACGTAGTTTTCCTTCGCGCCAGTACTGGCGCCACTTGAACAGCAAATTATCGTTGATCCCATGCTCACGAGCGAGTTGCGCTACGGAGATCTCTGGTCGATGCGAGAGTTCAACCATTTTGATTTTGAACTCAACGGGATAATTAGGGCTTTTTTTACGCACTGCGGTTAATGATTTCATGGATTGCGTCCACCATATTTGGTGTCCACTATTCTCTCAGGAATTTCAGGATCTGCCAGACGGTGCTGAGACGACGCTTACGATAAAGACGGCTTTCTTGCCACAAATGGCAGCACGTTAACCATTCAGTCAAATGGTGCGGCGTTTACTGCCACAACCATCAAGATAATCGCGGAGCAGTAATGATTCAGTTCAAACCAACGCGAAACATCGACCTGATCGAAGCAGTCGGAAATCACCCTGACATTATTGCCGGGAGCAACAACGGTGATGGATACGACTACAAACCTGATTGCCGTTACTTTGAGGTGAACGTGCACGGGCAGTTCGGCGGCATTGTTTACTATCAGGAGATTCAGCCGCTGACATTAGATTGCCACGCCATGTACCTGCCAGAGATTCGCGGCTTCAGCAAGGAAATTGGGCTGGCGTTCTGGCGATACATTCTGACTAACACCACCGTTCAGTGCGTCACATCGTTCGCCGCACGCAAATTCCGCCACGGTCAGATGTACTGCGCAATGATTGGCCTTAAGCGTGTAGGAACCATCAAGAAATACTTCAAAGGCGTGGATGACGTGACTTTTTACAGCGCCACACGAGAAGAACTAATCGACTTCCTGAATCACGGGAGATAGCCATGTTATATGCATTTAAGCTGGGCAGAAAACTGCGCGGCGAGGAACCTTATTGCCCTGAAAAGGGTGGGAAAGGTGGCAGTTCTGATAAAAGCGCAAAGTATGCAGCAGAAGCTCAGAAGTATGCCGCAGACCTGCAAAATCAGCAGTGGCAGACGATCATGAAAAACCTTGCTCCGTTCACGCCGCTTGCGGAGCAGTATGTTAACCAGCTTCAGAACCTTTCCAGTTTAGAAGGACAGGGTCAGGCACTTAATCAGTATTACAACTCTCAGCAGTATAAAGACCTTGCAGGCCAGGCTCGTTACCAGAGTCTTGCTGCTGCGGAGGCTACGGGAGGACTTGGTTCGACAGCCACAAGCAATCAACTTGCTACGATCGCGCCGACTCTCGGTCAGTCTTGGTTATCAAACCAGATGAGCAATTACAACAATCTGGCAAACGTTGGGCTTGGTGCTCTGCAAGGTCAGGCAAACGCCGGGCAGACGTACGCCAACAACATGAGCAGCATTGCACAGCAAAGCGCAGCTCTTGCCGCTGCTAATGCCAACAAACCATCAAGTCTTCAGACAGCAATTAGTGGCGGAACGTCTGGTGCGATTGCCGGTGCAGGTCTTGCCAGCCTTTTGGGAACATCAACACCTTGGGGCGCTGGCATTGGTGCTGGTATCGGATTGCTTGGCTCGTTGTTTTAAGGGGTAATCATGGCTACTTGGCAAGGATCAAATGGCGGATTGTTAGCTGGTATCGGCGGCGTCAACTCAAACGCTCCGAGCGTAAATGACATCGGCAATACGCTTCAGCTTATCAGGCAGAACAATGATATTGAGCGTTCAGGCGCTAACAATGTTGGGCTGACTGCTTTGCAAGGCCTTTCAGGTATTGCGGGGGTGTTTCAGCAGGAAAAGCAGGCTCAGCGGCAGAAAGAATTTCAGCAGGCATACGCTAATGCTTATGCGTCTGGTGATCGCGGTGCTTTGCGTCAGTTGGCTACTCAATATCCAGACCAGATTGAATCCGTTCGTAAAGGCATGGGATTCATTGATGAAGATCAGCGTAATTCTATCGGCACCTTAGCGGCTGGCGCACGCCTTGCGTCATCGTCTCCAGAAGCAATGCAATCATGGCTGCAAAACAACGCCAAGGAACTGACTCGCGTCGGTGTTGACCCTAATAACGTTGCTCAGATGTATCAGCAGAACCCTTCAGGATTTGGTGAGTTTGTTGATCACCTTGGAATGGCTGCTCTTGGTCCGATTGATTACTTCAATGTTCAGGACAAGATGGCTGGTCGTGAAATTGACCGAGGCAGGCTGGCAGAGACAATCCGCAGCAATCAGGCTGGAGAAGCACTAACAGCGCGTGGTCAGGACATCCAGATACGTGGACAGAACATCAGCGCACAGAATGCTGCTCTTTCCCGCGAAATACAAAGAGCAGAATTACAAGAAAAGGCTCTGGACAGACAGATAGCCAGAGAAAGCAATCAGTTAAAGCTTGAAGAGCTAAAACAGAAACAGGCAGATGTTCGGCAAAAGGCTGACATAGCCCGCGCTGACAGGCAGGCCGCCGCTCAGGGTGCAGTTGATACGTTCAGCACAGCACTTGATTCTCTCAACGAGATAGAGCAAAGCCCCGGCCTTTCAAAAGCAGTAGGAATTCGCTCAGCGTTTCCAACAGTTCCTGGCTCTGATGCGGCTAACTTTGAAGCAAGGCTCGACACCTTTAAAGCTCAAACTTTCCTTCCTATGGTGCAGTCCCTTAAGGGTATGGGGGCTCTTTCAGATGCTGAGGGTAAAAAATTATCCGATGCGGTTGGTGCCCTAAGCCCCAAAATGAGCGAAAAGGCTTTTCGTGACTCTATCGGAAAGATTAGAAATCAGCTTGAAAGCAAGTTGAGCACTGTTAAAAAACAGTTTGATTATCAGGATCCAGTACAGAATACGCCAGGACAACAATCTCCTGCTGGCAGTAACTTTTCTTCACTATGGGGTGATTAATGGCTAAAGCATGGAAAGATGTTATCGCCTCTCCACAGTATCAGGCGTTAGCACCAGAACAAAAAGCGCAGGCTCAGGAGCAATACTTCAATGAAGTCGTGGCCCCGCAAGCCGGAGAAAATGCAGAGCAGGCTAAGCAAGCTTTCTATGCAGCCTATCCATTGCCATCTGTGCAGCCAGTGGAGACACAGCAACCAGTAGCACAGCAACAACCACAGCAAAGTGGATTTATGTCTGATCTTGGTGAAGCAGTGAAAGAGACTGGTCGCGGACTGGTGCAGGCTGGCGTGAACGTGGCAAACATACCTGCATCAGTTGCCGATGCTGTAACAAGCGCGGCGGCTTGGGCTGGCGGTAAACTCGGCATTGGCGATGGTACATATCAACCAGCGCCACGAGTAACAACGCAGGGATTAGAGCAGGACTTTGGCCTTCGGCAAGGTGCGCTGACTCCACAAACGACAGAGGGAAGGGTATTTGCTGAAGCATTGCCTTACCTCACTCCTGCTGGCGTTGAGAGAGCGGCGGTACAGGCACCAACACTTGCTGGTCGAATTGCTCATGGGGCAACTCGCCTTCTCGCAGAAAACGCAGTTGGATCACTTGCTGCAAACAGTATGAAAGATGATGCGGAAGCACTCGCTACCGATTTAGGTGTTGGCGTTCTGGCAGGCGGCGCTATTAACGCTGCTGGACGTGGATTAGGTGCTGCTTATCGTGGCGTCCGCGGTGCTATTGCGCCAGAAGCGCAGCAAGCTATCAGATTTGCAGAGCGTGAAGGAGTTCCTCTGCACACCACAGACCTGTTACAACCCACTTCCCGCGTCGGAAAAATGGCGCAGACTACAGCAGAAAATATCCCTCTGGCTGGCACAAGCGGAATGAGAGCAACGCAACAGGAAGCGAGAAGCCAGTTGGTGCAGAGATTTGCCGATAAATTCGGTGAGTATGATCCAGCGGTTGTTATTGACAGCCTTAAAGCGAAAACATCAGGAATTCGTCGTGCCGCCGGTAATCGACTGGAGCAGGTTCAGAATGCTATGGCTGGAGTAAACATTCAGCCTGCGCGAGCAATTCAGCAGATTGATACAGAAATATCTAACCTGCAGAAGCTTGGTAAGGTCGCCGATAACGAGACTATTTCAAAACTTCAGTCCTATCGTGATGAGCTTGTTCGCAATGCTGGTCCGGATGGTCCGGTAAATCTGGATTTGAAGCAATTAAGCGATCTGCGCAGCCAGTTCAGAATGGACGTGAAGGGGGAACGACCAGTGTTACCAAACCGTTCCGATGCTGCCATTCAGCGCGTTTACAAGGCGATGACAGACGATATCAATGGTGCCATTGGTCAGAATCTTGGCAACGATACTCTCCGTAAATATCAGCAGGCCAATGCCGTCTACGCTGACGAAGCGGCGAAACTAAAGAATACCAGGCTGAAGAATGTTCTCATGAAAGGCGACCTGACGCCGGAAGTTGTCAACAACATGCTATTCAGCAAGAACAAATCGGAAATTAAGACGCTGTATAACTCAGTTGGTCGTGTTGGCAGGGCGCAAATGCGCAATGGCATCATTGGAAAGGCGATGGAGAAATCTGGCGGATCCCCTGACCAGTTCCTTCGGCAGCTTAACATCCTGCAAAACCAGACTGGCATCACATTTAAAGGTCAGGAAGCCGCTTATCTGAAAGGATTGAAAAACTACCTGCAATCCACGCAGCAGGCTGCAAAAGCAGCAGTAACAACACCAACAGGGCAGCAAACCATCCCGTTCATTATCGGGTATGGGACGGCAATGAACCCGGCGACAACTGGCGCAGCGGTAAGCTACGGACTTCTTACTCGCGCCTATGAGAGCGAGCCATTCAGAAATGCAATGCTCCGAATGGCAAATACCCCACGCGGATCGACAGCGTTTGAGAAAGCCATGCAGCAAGCGCAAAAAGCGATTAATGCACTGACGCAGGGTGCGAAGTCTGATTCGTTGTCAGAATAGCCTTTCAAACACCAGGAACGTGCAAAAACCAAATATGTAGAATGCAATATTCATCATATCTCTTTGCATAAATCCTCCGTAATGGATGGTTAGTTGCTGTCTTTTTTATATAGCTCCTTGAGCGTATCAAAGACAATTTTCTTAACCATATCAGATTGTTGTTCTGCCATACGCTCTGCATCGTCAATGTAAACTGATGCAGAGCTTTGTTTATCCAATGATTCTTCAATCGCTGCAATTATCTCTGAGTTCAGCGACCTGTTATTCATCTTCGCACGCTGCTTAATTTTCGCGTGGAGTTCATGCGGAAGTCTCAAGTGAAACTGCGCCTCGTCGTATTTGCTGTACATCCTTGATGCCTCACCAGTTGGGTGGAATGGCATCGTAACCTACTGGATAAATACTCAATAGTACCATTTCGGTATGCAATCACATCATGGTTGCATCATATCATTCGTTTGGAGCAATGAAATGTCAGATATCACCGCAAATGTTGTGGTAAGCATGCCTTCGCAACTCTTCACTATGGCTCGTTCTTTTAAAGCCGTAGCCAATGGCAAAATTTATATCGGAAAAATTGACACTGACCCGGTAAATCCAGAAAACCAGATCCAGGTTTATGTGGAGAACGAAGATGGCTCTCATGTTCCTGTTTCGCAACCAATCATCATTAACGCTGCTGGATATCCGGTATATAACGGACAGATTGCCAAGTTCGTAACTGTGCAAGGCCATTCTATGGCTGTTTATGATGCGTACGGTGCGCAGCAGTTCTATTTTCCTAATGTGCTGAAGTATGACCCGGATCAGCTTGAGCAGAGGCTCTCTTCTTTTGATGGGCAAAAATATATAGGAGTATGTCCAGACATTGTCACATTACGAACAATAGAGCCAACGGTTGATGGCCAAATGATAACTCTTAAGCAACACACAGATGGAACAGGGATTGGTGGTGGTAGATTTCGCGCTGTTTTACATGGTGAATCTTACTCTGATAACAACGGGACTATAGTTAAAACTGTTGGCGGCTCTGCTTGGTTGCGCATTAATGCTGATGTAGTAAACCCATTGATGTTTGGAGCTTATGGAGACGGTATTACTGATGACACGGAAGCTGTTAATAATGCAATTGCTTCATCAAGCAATATTGATGGCGTTGCAAACACATACCTTGTATCAGGTAATGGCATACAAATTCAGCATGGTAAAACATTTAAAAATGCAACAATAACTGAGTCGAAAGCAAGCAATGCCGTTATGCTGAGATTTACAGGTAGTAATTCGGCAATAGAAAACATTATTTTCGATGGTTCCAATGGATTAACAAGCAGAGGGGTAATTGTCAACGCTGGTCTTTCTGATATACACATCTACAAATGCAGAGCGACTGACCTTAAAAAACCATTTGTAGGAGTGTCTGGAGACTATGATAATAATCTTTTCTGTGTTCGAGTAACAATTGAAAAATGTTTCGCCAATAACTGCGGAAATGATGGTACAAATTACGACCGTTCAACAATAATATTTGACGGGGTTTCAGGTTGCACTGTAAAAGATTGCTATTTCAGCTCATGCAATTGGGGAATTACTTTCAGACAGCCGTATGACTACCCAGAGTTAACAAAACCTTATGCGTACTACAACAGAGTTGATGGTTGCTACTTATCCGGGAAGACCGGTTACCCATATAATCAGGGTATCAGCGCGCAAAGCCAAAAACATTTCTCAGCATCAGGAAACACGATAGAAGGATTTTTAGGTAACGCTATCGATAACCAAAGATGTGACTTTAGTCGCATCGAAAACAATAAACTTTCATCCGGAGATGATGGTATCTTTTTTGGTGATTTAAACTGCAAGGGCCACGTTGTGACTGGTAACGTGATTACTGGATGTGCAAGGGGTATTAGGGTTTACGGTGCCGTTGGAGATTGGGCTAATCAGGCCATGACGGATATCACCATAACCGGTAACATAATAACGGACTCCACCGTAGTAGGCATCTATGTGTACCGCACGGAGCCGACTAACTCCTTTGCTGGTTTTAACATCACAGAAAATATCATAGACAACTCAGGCACAAGGTCGCTAACCGGCAACACACAAGGCATTCTCGTAACAGGGTTGTCAGGTGGCGTCGTGTCGAATAACGTTATACGCAATACACGCATGGAAGGGTTAAGGTTCGTTAACTCTGTCGGGGTTGTGGCTGTGGGTAATTCTGTGACTGGATTCGATTACTCTGCTACGGCGCAAGCTGGTATTTACATCGATGTAACTTCAAGAGGTATACAACTAAGAAATTCAACTGTTTCATCTTCAGGTGGTTCAGGTGCAGCAGTTAGAGAAGCGGGCGTTAATAACACGGTCACCGGAACCAGATGGAATGGAGTCACTACTGGGGTTAACTCAACCGGCACAGGTGCTGTATTGGACGATAACGTTGGATTTTAAAAAAAGAGCGCCTTGTTGGCGCTCTTTAATCACGTTATTATTTTCAATTTATTCTTTATCATTATTGGTAAAATTGGTACTATAATTCCGAGAAAAACATACAATATAAATGAGAATTGATTGTATACATTATTTAGCTTCCCATGCTCATGGTTTTCAAATCCAAAAAATAGAAATAATAAATTTAACATTGCAAAAACAGATAGATGCCATGACATTATTGTTTTCGAATTGTCTCCTATCATTTTCAATAATCTATTATATTTAGATGATAGGATATTGGATATTATTAACACTACAAAGATACATATCAATGATGCTATTGATGTCATAATAAAACCAGATGGGTATGTTGACCATGCCATTGCACTTTGTTTTATCAATCCAAATGATATCATTGTTCCTGTTATAACTATCAAAATCATTGCTGATATTGGGTTATTTACTGTTAGTGATTGTTTTTTTAGTGAAAAGCCAAGTAGCATAAACATAGAACCATAAAGTGACTGTGCGGAAACATTATAAATTTGATATCCAGTCTCCTTAAATTTTACTGCGCATATGTTAAGCGCCACAAAGCCAATAATTATTGCAATTATAATTAACGTAATATTTTGGTGTTTAAACTCAGTAGTTACTGAGATTATAATCCTTGATATTATTGATGATAAGTAATAAGCAAGCAAAAACCAACAAACAAGAAATAATGGGTTGTTGTGAAAGTTCTTTTCTAGTGGGTTGGTAGTGAACGGTTCGCCAAAATACAGTCCTGTAAATTTATTTAGTGTTATTGCTAAAACTCCAGTTAGAATGTACGTAAAAACAATGTATGGGATTATTTTTTTTGATAGTTTTCTCAATGCGTTGAACGTAACTATCTCATTTTTTAATGTCAATCCACCAACAAAAAAGAAAAAAGGCATGTGATATAAATACGGATGCATTACATTAAAGAACCCACTTGTGTAATGACCTATCACAACAACTATTATGCCGATTGCCTTCATGTAACTTATGGACAAGCTTTGTTCATTGGTAATTTGGTGCATTTTTATCTCTTCATTTCTATGTGGCAATATTTTCGCAAAAAACATACGAATGTTAATTTATTAATATACCAATAACATTTGAGTTAGTATGCAATTTTAAAATGTTTGTTCTATGTGTGTGCTTTGGATGATATATCACTCCACCTTTTCATCAAGCCAGTCCGCCCACCACTGCATCATTTCTCTGCGCTTATCTAGATATTGAGCATGGTTGTAAATCCCGCGCACAGATCCGCCGTTGGCATGTGCCAGTTGCACTTCAATAGCGTCAGCAGGCCATTCGTGCTCGTTCATAATCGTGCTGAATTCATGCCTGAATCCGTGACCGCTTTCCAGCCCCTCATAGCCGATTTGTTTGATCACAAGTAGCACCGCGTTCTCGCAGATTGGCTTCTTCTTATCGTTACGCCCTGCAAAAACAAACTCTGATACTGGTTTGGTGATGGAGCTTAACGTAGTGAGAAGTTCAACCACCTGGTCTGACATCGGGACCACATGAATTTTGCGTCCCTTCATCACATTGGCGTCGATGGTGATAATCCTGTTTTCAAAATCGACGTTCTTCCATAGCATGGAACGAAGCTCTTTTGTTCTGAGGGCTGTGTAGCGTAAAACTTTGGTCGCAATGAGCGATACGATACTTCCTGAAAATGTTGCCAGTGCTTTGTTAAATGCCGGGATCTGGTCTGCAGGAAGAAACGGGAAGTTCTTCTTGCGGTATCCTTTCATGGCGTCAGCAAGGTCAGGTGCCGGGTTATATTTAGCCCTGCCGGTGACAATAGCGTAACGGAAAACCTCGCCGCATCTTCTGCGGGCTTTATTTGCTCGCTCCATTGCGCCGCGATCTTCAAATCTGCGGATTACTTCCAGCAGTTGCATCGGCTCAATATCCTGAATTTCAAGGCCGCCGATGATGGGTAAAATGTCGTCATCAAACATTTTGGCAAGTTCAGTTGCATAGCCTACTGACCAGACTTGCTTCTTGTGCTCGTACCATTCCTTGTAAATCGCACTAAAGGAATTGTTGTTAGACGAAGCCTTTTTCGCCTTTACCGGATCGATGCCAACCGAGATGTCTTTCCTCGCAGTCCATGCTTTATCCCTTGCCTCTTGCAAAGTCATAAGCGGATATTTTCCGACGGTCAGGATTTTCTCCTTACCGTCAATCTTGTAGCGAAGCTGCCATACCTTTTTCCCGGATACAGGGACATAAAGGTACAGGCCATTACCATCGAGAAGGCGGTATGGTTTTTCTTTCGGCTTTGCTGCTTCAATCTGCTTAACGGTGAGCAT